TATCTCCTTCTAGAAATAATTCGCGTAAATCATATAATATTCCTATATCTCCTTCCAGAACCAGTTCTCGTAAAAGTAAATCATCAAATAACAACGTAGTGAATTTGCAACCATCACAACCACCACCACCTAAAAGTGCCAAGAGAGGATTTTATCGTAAAGTCAAGGATATGATGTTTAAACCAAAAAACAATACGACAACTAAACAACGTGAACGTGGAAGTTTTTTTAAAGGATGGTCGCGTTCAAATAATAAATCCAATGGTAATAGTACCAGGAGTATCAGACGGGCATTGGGAACTATAGGAAGGAGAGGTGGAGGAAGGAATCCTGATCCCACAACAGAAACATTCGACGCTATACAAGATTTCGATGATCTACAAACAGAATATTTTGATAAATTTGAAAATAATGGTATAAGTACCATTTCTACTATAACATCATTAACTCCATTTTGGAGAGATAATGGTAATGGTAGATATTTTAATACGGTAGTTAAAATACGTGATATTAATGGAACATTACCTGTTTATTTGTATGGTTCGTCTCTTCCAAAGGCAAATTTAAACGGACCTAGTTCCAATTTAGGTTCTGGTCAGAACTCTTCAAATTTACTACAATTTTTTAGATATTTCGTAGGAATAAATAGACTAATTAGTCTTCAGGGATGTGATTTGAATTGGGATTTAATGCAGGTTGCTTATAGACCAACCTTTTGTAATAATGTTTATGAAAAAGATATATGGACAGAATTAAAACAAAAAACAAATGAACCGTCGCAATATTATGAATTATTTTGGGTTGATATGACTGCTGGATATTTTCAAACATATGAAAAATTATCCAATTTTGATTATACTCAACCACATAATCAAAGTTTGATTCATTGTCTTGCCGGATACGGGAGAACTGGAACTAGTTTATTATTAGTAATTTGTAAATATTATTATGGAATGGATATTAACAAAGCAAATTTTCATTCACATTTTTCAAATGATGTTATTAAATCTACGTCAACAATATCACAATCATTAGATAGAAGTCGTGAAATATATAATAAATTTGTCGATTTAATGAGGTCACACCTAGAATTATATCAAATGGGAACACATCAAATAGACCAAACAGTTACTGCGATAATTAATAGACGAATACGAAATTTTAATAGTGATAATGTTATAGAAGAAGTTTTTTATAGTTATGCATATCTCGATAATAATAATAAAATTAAATTTAAATTTTCACAGTTAAATCTACTTATTTCAAGAATGAATTATATACTATATTTTACAGCTCTTGCAAACAATATTGAAAACTTCACTTTGTATAACATATACAGCATAGCTGAATTTAATATGCTCGAAGTATTAACAAGAAATATACCCCACCAAGATGCACCTTGTTATATATTTTTATACCCCGTTCATTTACAACTTTCACAATTTAATATAGATGTTAGAACACAATATAATCAACCTGGTCAACCTGGTCAACCCACAAGTTCATTTGGGTTATTTGGTATAATTCCACCAACCCAACAATTATACTCAGATTCAATTGACCCAAATGACCCATTAAATAATATTACATTTACTTCAGATGCATCTTCAGTTACATCTTCAGTTACATCTTTAAACACTGGATCACCTCAACCAGAACAATTAAATATTGATAATGTTGATACTGTCAATAATGTTGATGTTGTCGATAATGTTGATACTGTCAATAATGTTGATACTGTCAATAATGTTGATGTTGTCGATAATGGTGATATTTATGATAGAATAATTAATCCAGCCGAAGAAATGAATGAGGATATAAACGAAGAATATTCAGAACGCCCAGAACCAGATGAACCACTTCCTATATCATTTGGTAAACCATCTCCATCAGAAAGGGTTGGAGATAGAAAATCAGACCAATTTGGTAGTATAAGGATTTAATAAACACAATCAGGTGCTTGAGATGGTATAGCATTAGCAGATGAACACGGTAATGGTTTATAATTAACTGGAAATTTTCCACCTACATTAGTCATTATGCGTTTTGGATTGGGGTAATAAAGTTGTGATTGTTTATAACATAATAATTGTTCTTTTCCTGGAACGTCACTACAACTAGTCAAAAAACAGGTGTTATTGTTTATAGTTTCGTTAGAATATCCTGTACATTTATTTTCCTGTTTATTGCAAATGAATATTCCACCATTTGCAATAACCCCATTTTTAGGATCTGCTCGTTGATTTGAATTATAATAAATTAAATTGGAGTATGGTGGACAAGTTGTTGGGTAATAAGTTTGGACACCATTTAACAAAATATTATTTCCACCTTCTCGAACAAAAGAGTTAGTGTTTGGGTTTGTATATTTTACACCCTGACTGGCATAACATCTTTTACGATTCGACCACTGACCTTTCATTATTTTAGAATATATAACAGATTTGCTATAATTTGCCGAATTTTCTTTATGTTGTAGAATATTACCCTTATATTGTTGTTTCATTATATCAGCCATTTCGGGTGTAATAATTTCATTTGGAGAATATACAGAAATACAATGACTGCTTCTATAACCAATATGTGTAGGAATTGGATTATATTCAGGAGTTAATACTTCACATTCACCTTGATTATTTTCCACAAATACCGAATGTTTATAAACTGATTTATATTCACTATAGTATAAATTATTATTTTTATCTAGTGTCATAAATGTAAATGTTTCTGGCAAATGAATATTACCAGAATGGTTATATATGATTTCTTTAATGGCACCCTTCGAACTATATTTTTCAATAGCAGTTGTAAAAATATCAGTATGTGATAATTTAAATAAATATATATCATTATTGGAATCAATAATCATATTAAGTATAAAACATTCAGATGGATAAGATATAAATTTGCCATTAATAATATTACCATTAATCGAATATTTTTTTATGATTGTAATACCATCTTTAGGAAAAAAAGATAGATATAAATTACCATATGTATCTGATGTACAATCAATTACAAATTGGTTAATATTTGTAATTATTGGTGTAAATTTACCACTAATTAAATCAAATTTTGATAATGTATATATATCATTACAGTCATTATCACATTCACAATGTTCATTCGAACAAATACTTGGATGTACAGTAGCTTCGTATGGTTGGTATAAACAATATATAGTATTTTTAATCCTATACAGATGTACCGGATTTTTTATTTTAATATTTCGTGGTTTTTCACCATTTGCAAGAATAATATGCATAATATTTGTTTTGTAATTTATCACATAAATGTTGTGTTCATTATCACATACTATATCTTTAAAAAAAGATGATTGTTTAAATGGTATAGTAAATGGCAATTTAGTAATATTTTTATTTGTATCGTAAAGAATAAAACGGACAACATTTGAATCGATATATGCCACAAATAGCCTCTTATTTTTAATAATTGATGTATATATTATTAGCTTATTACCTGTGTAATATTTTTTAAATAACATAATATATTATAATATAAAATAAATGTGTTAAGATGATGTTTCGTTTACACAAATTCTATAATATTTAGTTATACAACTTGTCTTAGAACTTCTAATTAATTCTATTACTTGTCCGGGTCGAAAGCAAATTGCCAACGCCTGGGGGTCAAATCTACTTAGTTTGGGAAATTGTGAATTGTCTATAATATTGTAACGATGTTTTACCTGTTCTACTTCTTCATCAGATAATATACGACAAGGTGGAACTGCTTGATGTTTTAATATATTGAAAAGAAGACGTTTTATGTTGTGAACTACGATGAATATATTTTCCGTTTCATAAATAAATTTAATTAAATCTTTTAGTGTATCATTTGGTTCATCTTTAACAACCAATATTAATGTATCTGATTTTTCTAATATTTTATCAGATTTGTCAGTTACATTATACAATTCTTCAATAATTTCGTGAACTTTTGATGGTTTCAAAGCCGTTGTCAACCAGTATTTTACATATGCCTTTTTATTGGTTTGATTTTGAATTAATTCAAAATCCAGACAATTATTTGTATACATATCATTAATTTCGTGAAATGAGAATCCTAAATGATCTGCAACATTATAGTTTTGTGTATCCATAATATCTAATAAATTCTTTCTTGATCTGTATAATTCTGAAACAAGTGTTGAGCTTTCCATTATCTTTGTTTATAATATCTTATTATAATTTCATTTTATAATCATTTTAATTTTCATTTATGGTTTATCACCAACATCAATATGTTTTATTGTTTTATTATCGGATACATCCGATGTATCAGGATTAATATCTTCTACATCAAATATGGATTTTTTACCATTATCTTTATCCCCTGATTTTGTCAATGATTTATTATTTTTTAATATTTCTAAAATAACAGATTGGTTTTCGGGTGGTAGATTGGCAATTTTATTTTTTAAATTGGTAATACGTTCATCATTTACATTCTTATTTTTCTCAACAAAATTTGGTGGGGGGTAATCAGGTGTTCTAGGAGGTGGTATTTTTGAAAAATATTTGGCATCTACACGAGGTGGTGGAGGGTAATCAGGACTACTTGGTGAATTTAAAAAATCTATAGGACTACTATCACCAGTTCTTTCTTGTAAAGGAGCTGGACTATAAGGTGCATATTCAGGCGAAGTTCTTAAAAAATCTATAGGACTACTATCACCAGTTCTTTCTTGTAAAGGAGCTGGACTATAAGGTGCATATTCAGGCGAAGATCTCGAATCATCATTTGGTATTTTTAATTCAGGAAGCATTAAAGGGTTTTCTTCTTGGGAATTTTGTAATGAGTAAGGTGGTGAGTAAGGTGGTGAATTGGGTACAGAGTAAGGTGGTGAATTAGGTGGTGATTTGGATACAGAATAAGGTGGCGAATTGGGTTCTTCATTAACTTCTTGAACGATTTCATCGGAAACAATTCGTTCTTCAATATATTGACTTGCATTAAATTCAGGGGATTTCAATTTTTCCACTCGTAATTTTTCAATATATGATTTTATAGAATCTTCCAATGAAGATAAAGGATCAGAATGTATTTTATTTTGAAAATTATCAGAATAGGATAAACTAAGAAGTTGTGATATATTTTCTTCGGTAATTATTCTTGTAACAACGTTCATTGTTTGTAATTCCTGTATAAGAAGTTTTAACGAATATGGAATATGTACAATACTAAAGGAACGTCCGAATCGTGAAATATTTTTAATACGCATCCCAAAAGAATCCTTTTCTAATCCATCTGCAAATTGTATAGGTCCGTCTGCAAGTGGACTAAGAAATATATTTTGTGTTTCGTTATAAATAGCAATCATTCCTGTTTTATTGCATACCGCCATATAATATTCATCACCTCGTTTTAAAAATGACTCGGATAAGAAATGAGACATACCGTTTGCAATAAGAGCATCACGTTCCATTTCACCTATACGCAATCCTCCATCATTTGCACGTCCATCCACAGATTGACGAGTTAATACCGTACGAGGTCCTGTACCACGATAATTAATTTTATCCTTTGTCATATGTTTCATTCTCATATAATACGTTGGTCCTATAAAGATGTCTGACTGTAACTGTAAGCCATTCATTCCGTTATACATTATTTCATTTCCAGAAGAATGAAATCCATTTTGAATTAATGCATTACCTATAGAATCCTTATCTACATCTTGACCCATCATAGCGGTACAATCCCCAAATCCACCTGTCATACAAGTAATTTTTGATAATACTGTTTCCAATAATTGTCCAATAGTCATTCGAGACGGGATTGCGTGAGGATTAATAATTAAATCTGGTCGAATACCAGATTCTGTATATGGCATATCTGCTTCTGCTAATATACGTCCCACTGTACCCTTTTGTCCAACTCTGGAACCAAGTTTGTCACCATACGTAGGACTTCTTTCTTCTCTTATTTTTACTTTTGCATATCTATACCCCTCTTCACCTTCTGTAATAACTACTTTATCAACTATTCCCAATTGTCCCTTTTTGGGTAAAATAGATGAATCTGAATAAAGTTCATCATTTACACCTCCGACAGATGATGTAAACCGACCAACTAAGACTATTTTATCATCCATTATAGTTTCGGGTTTGATTAATCCATTTGTATCTAAGAAATTATAATCCGCCCCTCGTTTCAAATTTTTTATATTTTTACCCTCCGTATTCGAAAATATCGTTTTGTATGTTTCTTCACCCTTTTCTACTTCTTCTTGCGTTTCATATGTAGAAAAATAAGTTGTTCTAAATAACCCCCGTTTTATCGAACCCTCGTTTATAATGATACTATCTTCTACGTTATACCCGTTTAACGACATAATCGCAACAATCGTATTAACACCATAGGGTTGTTCACATTTATTAAAATAATTCAAATATCTAGTTTTTACTATAGGTATTTGTCCATTGTCCATTACAACGGCAGCTTTGTCAAATCGATTGTAATAATTGGTACTATAAAGGGATACACCTTGGCGTCCCTGAACGGTTGAAAATTGATTTCGAGGTAATTGATTTCTTTCTGGAAAAGGGATTAAATTACCCATCATTCCTAAACAAAGAGATGGGTGAATTTCTATATTTGTATAGAATTTTTTCTGAAAAGGGGAAATGTTTGAATGTAAAAGATCCAGAATCATCATATTTTCTTCTTGGTCGGCATCAACATACTCGACGATTGATTTCGTTAAAACAAATTGTTTATATGCTTCCATATCAATTTCAGATGGTTGTTTCTCTGTTCCAAAACCCTTTATAATTTGATTCCAAGACATTTCGCTAATATCCATATGTTTCATAAATTCACTTTGAAAACTCGATTTATGTGTAACAGAGTCTACATAATAAATAGGTCGCATTAACCGTCCTGGGTCAGTGTAAACGTATAATATATTTTCACTGTATGAAAAATTGATGGTTGTATAAATTGAAATAACACCATTTCTTTTTAAGGTCTGAAGTTTATATAAATTTTCTACAGGATAATTAATATTTCCAACCCAATTACCATTTACGATTACCTTTGTATAATTCGATAAAATTTCACTATTGCATTCTGATAAAGAAAGAATGGGGAAATGATTAAATAGCCATTTTATAAATTCAGATGGAGAATTTCCCGATGTAGCAACTGCACCAATCGCTAAATGTTTATGTAATCCAATATTACCTCCATCAGGAGTATCGAAATAATCAATAATCCCCCATTGGGACGGATGTAATAATCTAGGACCAACTACTTTAGCACTTGCATCCATTGGTAGGTTTATTTTTCTTAGATGACTCATAAATGAGTTCCAAGACAAACGATTCAAATCTTGAATAACACCAACCCGTTTTGTATTAGTTGTGGCACCCCAATTACCCTTGAATGCTTTTTGAAACCCCGATTCTACTATACGATTTTTAAAAATATCGTGAGTATTGTTAAGTATAAGTGAATCAAATTCACCAACAGATTCCTTTGTATGATAATAATACAGTTTGTCAATATTTAATGCAATATGTTGTTTTTGTATCAAATAATATTCTCGAAATAAATCGTATATTAAAACACCTGATAATTCGAGACGTTTAAATTTAAAATTATCTCTATCTGTTACTGGTTCTGCATTTGTATAGACACGTAGTAATTTGAAAACCATAAATCCAATAAAGTATGCTTTATCTAAGAAATTTGATTCTCCTATATGAGGTAAAAAATAATTCATTAAAATATCATACACACCTGATACAGTTTTTCTTTTTGTTAAAAGAGCTATATATTCCAAAGCAGATGTTTGGGTAAAAATTACATTCGCGTCGTGGACGGATGGAATAAATAGTGGAATATATTCTTTATTTTTTTCCATATCCAATAAACAGGTTTGTATGATTTTTTTATCACTTTCAATACCCAATGCTCTAAGTAAAATAAATAATGGTATAGGTGTTCTTACATTTGGAACATCAACTACAAGTTGTTTATTTGAATAATTTTCTGTAGGTGCAACGATACGTATAGACGTATATCTTATTGGTTTTGATGGATCTTCACTGACTGATTTAATTTCAACAGAAAAAATATATTTATCCAAATCTGTATGTTTTTTGATATACAACATATTATCTGAAAATTTTTCTTGTGTTACAATGACCTTTTCCTTTCCTTGTATAATAAAATATCCACCCAAGTCATTTTTACATTCTCCCATATTATAACGTACTTCTCGTGGTAAATCCTTCAATATACATAAATCTGAATGCAACATAATAGGAAAACGACCCAGATATACTTTTTCAATTTGATGGGTACTAATTTGTTGTTTTCCATCCTCATTATAATGTATCATTTCACAATCAACATTATAATGGATTGTTACACCATACGTCATATTTCTTAGACGTGCTTCATTCGGATACATATAATGACTGTAATTATCATCGTATATGACAGGTTTTCCAAAATAAAGTTGGGTTCCATCTTTGCCTCCCATATATAATAAAATTTCTCT